TCACGGTAGTTCTTAACCATCCAGTAAGCAAACTGCTTGGCTACCCCGTAAGGGGAGCGTGGATAGAAGGGTGTGGTCTCTGATTGTGGTGTTTCTACGACCTTCCCATATAGCTCTGAGGTGGACGCTTGATAGAATTTGGTGTGACCTTCCATTCCTAGTGTGCGAATGCACTCCAGCAGCCTTAATACCCCCATACCGTCTACGTCAGACGTGTATTCTGGCATGTCAAAGGAGACACGCACGTGAGACTGGGCAGCTAGGTTGTACACCTCGTCGAATATGTTTGTATCGAACAGCCGCATGATGCTGCCTGTGTCCGACAGGTCACCGTAATGTAGATGTAGGTTCTTGTTGTCTACCAGATGTGCAATACGTTGCGATGGTTCAGAAGAAGACCGCCGCTGTAGTGCGTGTACTTCGTAGCCCTTGTCAAGCAGAAGCTCTGCTAGGTAACCACCATCTTGTCCTGTAATGCCTGTAATGAAAGCAGACTTCTGTCCAAACTTACTCATTTTCTTTCCTCTATTACGCCTAGTAATATTGCAACAATAATAATCAAGGCTCCGATTGCATAATTAGTCAGTGACATCTGTGTCTTCCTCTTCTGCATATTCTTCTTCAGGCTCTTCGTAGTCCTCGTCGAAGTCTTCAGGGAAGGTAGACATAAACAGTTCATACATCTTGTCCTTTCCAATTACCTGCATCGCAGCACAGATGCGCCCCTCAAGACCTTCCATGTCCTGTGGTGCATCGTCATCTGCATTGTTACCACGAATACGAGACAGAATCTCCAAGGCTTTTAGGGCTGTGGCTCCATTACCGTTAGCCTTAGCTGCTTCGTACTGCTGCTCAAGCTCTGTGATTACATCAACATCTGTATTATACTCAGACTCTAAGGCAGTTAGTCGCTCTACAATTGCTGGTTCTTTCAGTAGTCGATACCCTTGGTTATGTGCTGAGCGTTCAGAATATCCAGCTGCAATTGCTGACTGTGTAGCATTCTTACTGATAAGATAAGACTGGCAAAACTTCTCGTGCTTTTCCTTAAGCATTCGTGTACTCCTCAAAGGTTACTACGTTGTTGTTGTAGTATCCGCCCTTCCACACAGCTGCCGCTAAGGTATCTTCTCCGTAGAATGACAGGCTTAATGTATAGTCTTTTCTTTCAAAGAGCTTCTCTAGGTCTTGGGCTAATGCAAGAAGCTCACCTGTAGTCCAAAACTCTTCTCCTCCAAGCTCTACATGCATATAGCGTGGGTTGCCCACCTCGTCCTTGTCGTCTTTATTCACAGCATCTTCTGAAACAGAACAATCAAAACCAAACAGGTGAATGTTCCTATATCCCAGTAGCTCAAGCAGACCTAGCGTACGAGTAGCTGATGCTGTGCCACCACTTACCAAAGAGGAACCAGGTGTGATGCCTAGTTTAGGGTCAACAACAAACTTGTCTGTAATGGTCTCATCTCGTAGCGCATCTGTAAAGGCGTGAAAGCCTTTGATGTTGTCCGTACGCTCTAGGATATAATCAACAACGCCCTCATCTGTCATGCTGGCAATATAAAAGGTTGTGTCCTTGTTCATATCCTTAAACAAGTCCTTACGCTTTACACCATGTGTGCTGATACCGTCGATAGAACGTGGGTCAAGAATCATACAGGCGTCAGGTATAATACCTTCCCTTAAGAGGCGAGGATAAGAGTGCTTAACACACCAGATTTTTGCATTGTATTTCTTTTGTGTTTCCCTAACCTTATCAAAGTCAATCGTACCACCAGAGACAATCATAACGTGGTCGTCTGTTGTCTTGTATTGCTTAACCCAATCCCAGTCATCTATCTTGGCAATGTTTTGGGTAACACTTTTCTTAATGTGTTCGCTTGGCATTGAGTCTTTTGGTTTAACAATAATCGGAACACGTGTAAGCTCTGCTGGAATTTTCTTGTAGTCTTCTTTAACACAAACAGCAAGGTGAACAATACCATCAAAATCAGTTAGGTCTTCAGAAGGTAAGATGTTTTTATTTCTTTTTTCAATGGCTGCAAAAGTTTTAATAATACCTGTGTGTTCTTCTGGTAATTCTTTATTATCCTGCGTTGAGTAGTAGTCGTCAAAGACAACAACAGGGCAGTCCTTAACAAAACTGTAATCACTAGCCACTGTATCTAAAGAGTGACCGCCATCAATAAAGACAAAGTCTACATCGTCATAGCGCAGACCCTTCATTGTTTCTTTTGTATCTCCTGCATATAGTTTAAAGGTAAACTTCTTTCCCGCTGCGGCTGAACGCTCTTTAAAATGCTCTAGCCTTTCTGTTACAGCTGTCAACGCATTGTGTCCTTTTACATTCAACTCAACTGCATCAGTCTCTTCAGTGGCCTGTTCAAACAAATCAAAGCCACGATAGTGTACCTCATCTACGTTTTCAAAGGCAGTCAATGCCATCTCGATTGCACGACCACCATTCCATGTGCCAGTTTCTAAAATGCTAAAGGTGTTAAGGCCTTCTGAGTAGTGACGAACCAACGCTGCTAACTTCTTATATCGTTTAGGCCCGTGCTTGGAATCTGCTGGCATGTCCTTTGATAGTTCAGGATTAGCTGAGGATTCAAGCTTAAGGTTTCCCTTGTTGTGTGTAAAGTAATCGTCAAGCATACACTGGTCAAATACAGACAAACCACGTACGCCCTCAGATAGGTTTCTAGCTTTCATTCCGTGAGCCTCGTAAATCTTAAGCAGGCGTGTGAATACAAAGGCGTCTGTCCACTCACGATACGCAAACACTTCGTCTGTGTCATACGCACCACGCAGGTCAACCAGCAATGAGCAGGCATTGTGCATACCTAGATTAAAACCAATGAAGCCTGTCTCGCTATAGTCAATATCAATACGACCAAGGTGTACGATGTCAACCTCTGGGATTAGAATCTTAGCTGCATCTTCTGCCTTAAACATTTTCTTTGTAATCGTATCAGCATCAAGCCATACCATCCAGTCCTTAGACTCCTGCTCAAGAAGCTCAAAGAACAAGTCACTCATTGCATACACCTTGTGACAGAAACGAACAGCATCCATCCGATAGTTATAAGGTGCTTCACCGAAGCGTCCGTTCTTATCGCTATTGCGTGTAATAAAATCAGTACGTGCCTGAATGTTTTCTAGGTGACGGTACTCAATAAAGTCTGCTTCTGGTAGGCCATCTGATTTACCATCGTAACCTTCAAGATAAACATGTAGTTTAAAATCGGTTGGCTTCCATTTCTTAACAACAGAGTCAAGCATCTTAAGGCCATAGACCTCTTCGTGTTGTTTGTGAAAGCTCGTTACAAAATTATACATTACATGTTCTCCAGGATAAGTTGTGTTGTTATTTCTTGTTCAGCCTCTAGCCACTCTTCAACATAGGCTTCCTCGATGGGACGACTGGGTTTCCATTTGTTAAACCAAGGACCACCTGTAGTAAAGTGTACGTTCTTAGCTTCAAGCTGTGGGTCGCTCTGCCCATCAAGCCAGTTCCATTCAGGGTGGATAGACCCAATCTCGTCGTCGTCTAACCAGCTAAAGGAATGGAGCCACCCACCAGTTTTAAGATTCACATCGTCTACTGTAAGCTTTAGGTTTGATGGGTGACTGCAATTGAATAACATAAAGCTAGACCAGTTCTTTCTGTAGTAGCTTGTCTGTGCTACACCGTCCATCTTTACATTGCTGTGTGGTTCGTAGGGCTTGTGCTGTACGCATTGTACTGCATACTGTGTGTTCTTACCGTACACCTCAAAGATACCTGCAATGTCTGCACGTACAAACATGTCGGCGTCCATGAACAGGGCTAGGCCATCGTACTGATTCAATGCAGGTACGAGGAAGCGGGTGAAGGTAAAGTCTGTGCTAAAGGGTCTACCGTCGAACACGTCATAGCGTTGATGCGGTTCGTGCGGGTAGACAACAGAAGCTCTGCGGTACATACCATTACGGCGTAGTGCAGGCTCCATCAGGGGAATGATGTCGTATTCTTTATTGTATTTTTTAATTGAATGTGCCAGAACCTCTACGGCTCGATGGTCACGTCCATCATATCCAATGTAAATTACTGGTCGTTTGTTCATTGTGTCTCCATATAAGTAATGGTGGTGAGCCAAGGGTTTGAGAGAGAAGGGAGGTTTAGCCCACCACCACGTACATTATAATAAATTACACAACAAATGTCAAGGATTATTTATGCCACATACCCTTGAGTCTTTTCTTGGCTGCAAGATTGGCTTGCTTCTTGTCTTCGTGGGACATGACTGACCAGTTCTCAATGTCACGTCCTGTTCTGCCGCAGTGTATGCAAGTGTCGTGTGTGTTAGACAACTCACAGCTATCTACCTTGGCTTCTGCGCTGGCCTTACAGGGGCTGCTCATAATATGTAATGCTCCAACTGTGTGTAACCACCTATGTGCTTACCGTTAACTTTAATCTGCGGTACTGTTTTTTCGTCAGGGAATAGCTCTTTAAATTCTTTAGCCGTAATCTCTGTGCCGATGCCGTAGTAACTGTAGGGAATCTTTCGAACCCTACAGAATACTACGGCGTCTCTACAATACTTGCAGCTTTTCTGCCCGTATATTTCTATCCTCATGTCAGGTCAACAAGCTCGCAACCGTCCGAACTGCAGGCCAATGTTTGTGCGCCTGATGTGTTGTCTTCCATTTCGTACTCAGAAAGCTTAGCCCAATCAATCTTCTTGGGCATCTTAGCTGCAGCTTCCTTGTAGGTAGCCTTGTCACAGTCCTGATAGGGAGCTTGTGCATAGGTGTGGTCACTGTGTGGCAGGAATGATACACCAGAGCAGATGTCAAAGTTATCAAACACCCAAGCACCTACATTCATCCACTCCTCGTCCCGCACCGTGATGGTAACGGATGGCTTATGCTCACACCACTCCAATGCGTAGGTCTTCCATAGCTCCAGCTGCTCGATGGCAGTCATGTCGTTACGTGTTACCGCATTGTCAGGTGACTTGGTTGGGAAGCTGAACACTGTGGTGCTGTCAGGCTTCATAACACAAGGCTCAGCTGGGATGCCTGCATCTGTAAGGAACTGTGTTAGCGGGTCTTTGTTATCACCCCGTACAGTGCGGATATAATATTCGCTATGACGTGCATGAATGCCAGAAGCGCTATCAACAAGCTGCGACACAGTACCTGAAGGCTTAACGCAAGTGATGGCCGCAGATGCACTAATTCCAAGCTGCTCAGCATAATCCCTGTTTGTTTGTACAGCAGTGTCACGAAGCTTGTTAAGTAGTTTCTTAGATGGCTTGCTAGTGATTTCATTGTCCATAATACCTGTCAAGCTCACGCCCAACAGCCTTTCTTCTTCTGTGTTCTTACGCCAGATAGGACGAAGATACGGCATATCTGTAAACGTAGATTGAATTGTTCCAAGGATAGAGGCAAGACGTACTTTGTTTGCCAGTGTTTTCTCTGTGTCGGTAGGACGTACCACAACCTCAGTTAGGTTGCAGAACTGGTAAGGCCGCAGGATAATTTCACTGCACGGGTTAGTACCCCATTCCTTGCCTGTCTCACGGCGACCGTTGCGTTTAACGTGGTCGTCTGCAGCGATGCGGCTAAAGATACCACGCTCACCAGACTTGGACTCGACCAAGGACAACCACTCACGCATGAAGGTTTCCATATCGGGCTTGTCGGTATAAGCTACAGAGTTGTTAGCCAAGGCACGTTGTCCTTCGTTCTCCCACCACTGACCAGACTTAGCATGACGCATACGGTCATCGGATAGGTTAGACAAACTAATCATAGCGGAGCGGCGTACACCACCTACTACAACTACTTCGCCAATCTTACACATGATGTCATGGCACTCAACGCTGTTAAGCTTACGCCCTGCTGCGCCTTTGAACTTGGCTACAACAAAGTTGAACAGGTCGTTAAGAGGGTCAGGCCCAGAGGCACGGCCACCAAATGTCTTGAGGCGTTCACCTGCTGCACGAATCTTGGACAAGTCCCACTTGGGTACGTCCCCTGTGTACAGGCCGCTGACTACTTTGCGTAGTGCCTTAGCCCAGCCTTCCTTGCTGTCCTGCACCACGATAAGGTCGTCTGTGTCCTTGATGTCTTGAGGTACTTCGGGCAGCTTACTGATGGACTGTCGTTCAACAGAGAAGCCTACACCTGTACCACAGAGCAAGATAAACATTGCTTCGTCAAAGGCACGAGGGTGGTCAACAGGCAGGTAACTGCAGTTGTATACACATGTGTTGTCACGCTCAGCAGCGGGACCTGCAGTCATCAAGGCTCGCATAGAAGGCATAACCTCTAGGTTAAGGATAGCATCCTCAAGCTCGTTAAGCGTCTTGCTGTCTAGGTCTGATGGACGTACGATGTTGTCAATGAAACGGCCTACGGTTTCACCCCAGGTTTCCCTGCGCCCCTCGTCATCTAGCCAACGGGCATACCGTGACGTTGCAATGAAGGTCTGATAGTCCGTTGGTAGGTAGTTAGTCAATGTATTTTGGTTCGTCATTTGTGCGAAGCTCCTCTCCTGTTAGCTCTTTCCAGCTGTATTTAAAATCATATCGTGCAGCCTCTTGGCTTATTAAGTCTGCAATGTATCTCGTCTCTGCTTGCGATGTCTTGTCCAGCCTCTGATTAACGACACGAGAGAAGGCGTATAGTGAGCCAGACCAGTACCATTCTGTGTACATGTTCTGTGGCAGCACCATACGTGCCATCTCTGGGGCGATACCTACATCAAGCATACGTTCATACTCTGCAATGGCGGAGCGTGTGTATGAGCCAATGTGGTACTGTATAGTCTCATCTGAGCTACCCTGCTTTACGTTGTCTGCCTTAATCCGCCACGCCTTTGGTGTGAAGAACTTAGGTGTAGCGTCCACATAGCGGCGGCTGACTTCATTCCAAGCCAAGCCCACTTGGTGTTTCACTAGCTGTCGTGCGACAAAGAGGGGAGCTTCAATACGAAACTGTAAGAAGCAGTGTGAGAACGGCGACCAGTGCTTGTGTTTAGCTAGGTACTTGATAAGACGTTGGTCTTCTGGGGACAAGTCCTCGTGGTTTCCGTTCTGTACTCGTTGTGATTCCTTGTTAAAAGAAACACGGGCAGCGTTGACAACTGTCAGGTCGCTACCCATATGGTCAATTAGTTTTACTTGCATAGTCGAAGACTCCAATTATACTACATAGTTTCCAGTGAAGCAATGAGCTTATTCAAATACCATTGCGCTTTTTTCAAATCTTCCACAGGCTTACCCTTATAGTTGTAACGCCACATGTATTTCATTGCGTTACCCTTGCAGTAACCTTGGAACTCCTCGTCAGACATGCTTGCCTCAATGGCGTCAATTGCTTCAACGCCCTTGCTGTTGTAGTGTGACGGGCTGTTTACTGGGTCGTCTGGTACCTGTGTGTAACCAAACTTAGTGTCCAAGGATTGCGTTAATTCTTTTCCTGACATATTCTATCTCTCCTGTTTGCAAAACTTTGTATGCAAAGTCTCTCATGTAATCGGCATCTACTCCTGCATTGATACACACTTCCTCAAAGTCCTGTGCTGTTGTACCTATTGAGGCGAAGAACCAAGCCGAGGCTCTGTCCCTATCTATTCTTGCAGTGGCTGGCTCACCTTCGTAAGCTGGCTTGGCTGCATCTAGTAACGCTTGAAGAATAACACACAAGAACAATGTACGTTCTGGTGAGGATTCGTCTGGGCGAAACTCGTCCAAGTGAATGGTTATCTTACTACCTTGCATCCTGTTTGTCAAGCCACGATTGCGGAATGCCCTCTTTTAATTTGCAGTACATGTAACCGTGCTTGTCACACCAATCTGCATAGGTCATCTTGCCGCCCTTGTATAACTTGCGGGTAGGATTATCAAAGACAAATCGGATGTCGAGGTCAGGGTGCTGTGCCTTAATGAACAGGTGTTTCTTCCTGTCCTCAATCATAAAGCGTCCCTTCACCTCAAGGATAACTCCATTGGGCAAGAAGAAGTCTGGGATGTAGTTCTTATCCTCACGCCATTCATAGGCCAGCTTCTCTTGCTCATACACAAACTTAATCTTCTGCTTGTGTAGCTGCTGTGCAGCCTCGTACTCAGAGTTTGATTTGTATTCGTGGTCGTACTTTTTTCTTTTGAATCTCATTACACCTGTACTTCCTCAACGTCTGGGGTCTTTGCCACAGTTGCAAGGTAACGTACTCCGTTAGAATATTTGAATGCTCTCAGACCCTGGCCACCATTGGCGTCAGCCCAGCATTTCTTTTTAAATGAGCAGAAGACACAGCCAACTGCAAGCTTACGATTGCCTGACTTGCCATCTGCTATGGTGTCGTAACAACGAGCAGGTGCTGCGTCCTTGGTCACCATGTCCTTCAGATAACTTACTCGTGAAGGTGCATCAATCATTTCCATATCGTGTACTGGTAAGATGCAAAGCTCACTGCTGTTCTTGTCGATTGCAAAGAAAGCTGCTTCCTTACGATTGTTCTTCGTTGCATAGGCACTAATCTGTGCAATGTAACCGAAGGGGTCGTCGTCTGTAAGCCGTGCCTCTTTAAACTTCTTGAATGCGAATGAAGACGCAGACTTAATATCCACAAGCACATCGTCAATCACGCAGTCTTGGTGGCCTAGTACGCCTTCTACCATTACCTCGTCCTGTGCTTCTGTTACTGTGTGGCCTGCTGCCTTAGTCAAACAAATCAGGAGAGCCTCAAGGACATGTCCCATAAGGAACTTAATCTTAGTCTGCCCATTGATAGACTCTCCTTCTTCGCCCTGTACTCCGTACCAAATCTGACGGTCTGGCTTACCGATTGAAGACAAGCGTAGGTGTGATGCACCTTTACGCTGACCCTCACGGAGTATAGTTTCGACTGCCTCTCGCACAAGACCGCCGACTTCTTCTAATGCCTCAGCAACATGAGGCTGTGTGACATCGACACCCTGTTCAAGCGTCTCGTAGATGTCTGGAATCAGTGTGTCTAATGTCTTTGTCATGTGTTACTCCTTAGATTGTAAGTGAACGCAGCAGGATTCGAACCTGCGACCTACAGCTTAGAAGGCTGTTGCTCTATCCAGCTGAGCTATGCGTCCTACTTTTTCTTTTCTGGTTTTTTCTTACCAAAGATTTCTTTCCAGTTGTCCTTGTACTCTTTCGAGGGGACATCAGTACGTCCGTCCTTAGCCATTACTTCTTCTTTGCTGCCTTACGAATACGCTGTACCTTGTGGGCAATGTATTCTTCTTCGTCTGCAAAGAAGTTATGCAAACCTTTGAAGAGGCGTAGCTGTGCAGCCTTGAGGAATCGTCCTCGTGGCATAGCCCAGCCAAGTACAAGCCCTGCAATCCCAGCATATACGACAACTAATAGTGGTGCAATTTCCATAATAATCTCCTGATAAAGGTGATGGAGTCCCCGTCCCGTATCCATCTTCAGCTGCCAAATATCTGAGTGCAGCCCCCGTGCTTAGTTCCTATTTACTTAGAAAGGAACCTCGTCGCTTACCATCTCTTGAATAGGAGCGGCAGCAGTTTCGATTACGTCAAAGTCTTCAGCGTTACCACCAGCATATGGAACAAGGCTAACTACTTGAACCTTCTTGAGTAGTGGGGATACACCAGACTTGCCGTTCATCTCCCAAGGAAATGGTGTATACATTACATTACATACACTGCCGTTGCCTACAAGCTGGTCGAATGGTTGCTTCTGTGCATCCATAACTTCAGGTGCTTCGTTCTCTGAGCCATCACGGCGGGTTGTTTTCTGGCGAATGTGTACAAAATCACCACGCTCGTCGCCTTTGTTCTTGATAGGAAGTCCATCTGCTTCAATGGCCTTGCGGTTGTTGTCATCCACAATCAAGTCCAAACCCCACTCTGGTTCGTATGTTGTGTTTGGTTGTTGAATAGATGCCCAATAAACTTTACCTGATAATACTGTCATATTTTTAATCTCCGTTTTGGATTCCGTTTGGCTTCCGTTTCGCTAAGCATTAGTGCCGTTGCGATGATTGTATAATGCCACACCCTGAATAGGATGTCAACACTTTATTTTCGTTAGTGTGTATCTTTCCAGTTAATTCCTGTCTTATACTCACAATCTAGGGGACAATTAACATTGAGGGATTCCTCTGTAAGCTTCATTGCCTCCTTAGTAATAACACCGAAGGCTTCTTCCTGTCCCTTACGTACCTCGAATTGATATTCGTCATGTACACTTGCAACAAGGTTGAAGTCCAGCTTTGCTTTAGTGGCTAGGATAATAATAAACTTAAGCCATTCCTTACATACGATTGCACCAGCACCTTGCAATAGCAGGTTGAGTGCAGCATGTTTGTTTCGTATGGTAAGGACACGACCATCCAAGCCAATGAGATAACCTCTGCCAGACAACTTGTCTACCTTGGAGCGTAGTGCTTTCAGGGCTGGCATGTTGTTTAAGAAGTTATCAATCAGACGCTGACCATCCTTGGCTGTGCCATTGACGACCTGTCCAATCTTACCAGCACCAGCACCGTACAAGAAGGCATAGATAAATGTCTTTGCGTTGTCCCTTGTAGGCAGTCCTGCTGCTGTTTGGTTAGCGGTATGAACGTCACCCTCTACAACTTCCTTAGTGTAGGCTTCGTCGTTCATGTAGTGTGCTAACATTCGTAGCTCAAGTCCCGATGCGTCAGTACCTAGTAGTGTATAGTCGTCACTAGATACTTTCCACAATGCCCTGCACTCCTTACCATAGGGTGAGTAGACAGCAGGAACCTGTGCCATGTTAGGTGACGAGTGAGACATACGACCAGTGATTGTACCCAGCGTCATAACCCTGCCGTGTACCTTGTCGTTCTCGTCTGCTACATCAATCCAAGATTTAATCTGGGACACACGCTTCTCAAGTGTGAGGTATGTAGCAATCAACTGAGCTTGAGGGATGTCGATTTTCTCAAGAATCTCTTCTCCGACAATCGGCTGTCCCTTCTCAGTAAACTTCTTAGGCTTCCAACCCAAGCTGATAAGGCGTTGTGCAATCTGTTGGCGTGAGCCTGGGTTGAACACAGTAACCTTATCCTTTAATCTTTTACCTGTCTTCTCAGATACTCTAATCTCTGTAATAGGTTTAAAGACTTCGTGAAGTTCTTCTCTAAGTTTGTGAGACTCGTCTGATAGTTTTGCCACAAGTAACATAGCTTCTTTCACGTCAAGTGTGAAGCCGTTCTGTTCTTGCTTGTCAACCACTGCACGAATCTGATGCTCAAGCTTAATGCTACGAGCAGAGAAGCCCTTGAGTGTAGGGACAAGAGCCTTATACACCTTAGCTGTTAGGTCTACATCCCTGATGCAATACTTAAGCATCTCGTCTGTGTAACCTGAGAAGTCGTGGAAGTCTATCTTCCCAAAGCCAAGTGTCTTACCCCAAGCGTCAAGTGAATGACCACCGTCTCGCACTGGGCTGGCAAGCTGCGACATGATTAGTGTGTCACGTATCTTAGCCAGTGGTATCTCCACACCAAGCAATCTCTTGAGGACAGGAGCATCAAAGGACACCCCGTTGTGCATGATAACAATGTCTGCACTCTCAATAAGATTCTTGGCGTGGTGAACGTGGGCTGGTTTGTAAGTGTAGATGCGGTCTTCGTCGATGTCCTTAGCTACAATACAATAAATAGTAGTAGCATCTAGGCTGTCTGTTTCAATGTCTACTACTAATCTTTTCATACTTCAATTAACTCCGCTTCTTGATAAGGTACGTGGAAGAACTGTTCACCCTGTAGGATGCGTCCACCTTGTGCTTCTTTAACTACTGACTTGGATACTGTGTCACCACTGATACGCCATGCTGCCTTCATGTCAGGTCGTATGATGTAGAAGTGTAAGACACCCTTGTCTGCTACTGCATTAATAAGTTTATGTTTACGGTAAGGTATTCGTATCTCTTTCCAATTAGGATTCCAATCACCTTTCCATCCATACTTTATCTCCGCCTCGTTGAAGAACTTATTGTAATCCAACTCGCTCTTGATGTCAACAGAAAAATCTTCTTCCGTGTCTAAAATTGTATGGCCTTGTGTGGATAAGTAATCAATCACCCACTGCTTAGCCTTGTTGTCTGAGCGTTCATACCTCTCTCGTGAGAAGGGAATGTTTACGCTACCTACGATTGGTTTAAGCTGATTCACTTACAATCCTCCAAATATTTTACTGCATTCATAACCCCCTCTAGGTTGTCTCCAAGACCACCTATTCCTTTGTTACACGAATGACAAAGCAATCCCCTTACGTCCCCAGTATCGTGACAATGGTCTACACAAGCTTGGCTTTGCTTAGCCTTCCTGTCTGTGCTTATCTCCGTACCACAACAGGCACACAACCCCTTCTGTTCTTCGAACATATGTTGACGCTGTTCGATTGTTATTCCGTATTTATATTTTAAGTTGTCATTTATTTTCCAATCATAGTAAGCTTCTGGGTCACGCTCCCTAAATTTATGTCGCCATTCAGTTCTGCTGGAAGGCATTATAGATAACCTCCTGTTTCTACAGTGTCAAAGTCTTCCTTGTTAGGGTCGTCAATCTCTGTCATGCGGCCACTGTCACGGTCGTACAACAGATAAGCACCGACACCAGTCTCACCAGCATAGCGGTTCTTAAGGACACGCACTGTGGTTGTGTTGGCTACGATAGGGTCGGTAGCCTGCTGGTCACGCTCCATTGCAATCACAGCGTCACTAATCTGAGCGATACTGTGTGAGCCACGTAGCATGGACAGGCTAATCTCCTTGCCTTCTTCCTGACCCTTGTCACCAGAGGCACGGCGTAAGTGAGAGACAAGTAGGACACAGCACTGCGTCTCTTCTACAAGAGAGCGTAGGTTGGTCATCATCTTGTCAATGTTGCGCCGCTCGTCGTCACCCTCAAGACCTGATACCAAGATGGATAGGTGGTCAAGGATAATAAACTTACAGTCGAGAGCCTTAATCATGTAACGAATACGAGCAAGGATTTCATCCGTCTGGATGGAACCGAAGTGGTCGAATGCAAACACACGGCCTGTGCCTACGGTGGCTTCCTCGTATGCTTTGAGTTGCTCTTGTGGCACGGTGTCACGAACCTCTTGAATATATAGACGCTTGCTTGCCTCTACCGACATGAGGTGGAAGATAGTCTGCTTGACATTCTCCTCAAGGCTGACGATGCCGATGTTGTGCTTGGAGTTGTTGAGCAGGTGATGCTCTAGCTCTCGCATGATGCTTGACTTACCAGCACCAGTGCCAGCAGTGAAGGTGATAAGCTCACCAGTCCGCATCCCATACAGCATCTCGTTCAAGCCTTCGTAGGGGTAAGGCACACTCTCCTTGTCATCTGTTTCATACAGCCCCTCAAAGTTCTTGAGGCTTACGATACCTGCTGGAGTGTGTGGCTGTGCATCCCACCAACGCTGCATGAACTCTTCGGTCTTGCCATGCTTGAGATACTCATTGGCATCCTTAGCACGTAGCTTGACAATCTTACACTTGTTAGGCTCGAACAACTGAGCCACAGCAGCAGCCGCTTTTGCGCCATGTTCGTCGTTGTCAAAGCATAGCACGATGTTCTCGAACTTGTTGAGCCACTCGAACTGTGCCTTGCAATCCTTGACTGCAGACTGTGCGCCGTTACGAACAGACACAGCAGGCCACTTGCTACCCATCATCTGATAGGCAGACAGTGCATCAAGCTCACCCTCACAGATGGTAATGAACTTACCAGCCCGACCAAACAATTGCTGGCCGAACAAGGTGGCGTGGGGCATGACACCCTCTGCATTGAATTGCTTATTAGCAACGTGCCGCACCTTGTTGGCAACGTGATTGCCGTTGATGTCGTAGTATGGGTAGATGTGCTTGCCATCTGTTTGTGTAACGCCGTAGGTCTTTGCAGCTTCTAGGCTGATGCTACGGTCAGGGATGGCAGAGAACTGACCCTGGGACAGGGTAGTAACCTGTGCTGTAGGTAGGTTTACAACTGTGTTTTGCATTGGTGTGTGTCCTTCTTGGTTGGGTGATGGTGTAAACTTCTCGCAGACAAAGCAGTAAGCGTGGCCATCGTCGTAGTAGACGTTGCCATCGGATGAGCCACAAGACCCACACTCACCTCTGCTTGTTGCCTGTGCCTCACTAGTAAAATCAGTCATTATACATTATCCCAACTTTTGTCGGCGGCATAATATACTCCGAACTCTTTGCCCTCGTCATAGATGAAGAGCTTGTTGTTTACTATCTCAGTCGTGAAGCCCATGTGCCTAGCTAATATGTCACGAAAGCGTAGGAACTCGTCCCTGTCTTGGACGTTCTCCATAAACGCAGCACCACATCCTTGTGTCTTATACATCATTCGATACATTTGAAACCTCTTTGATTGCTTCTGTGATTGTTATCTTGCGGTCAGAATTATTCTGCATTGTGATTGCCTTGCGGCGGATTGCTTTTTTCTTTTGCTTGTATGTCTTAGTCATTATAAACCTCGTCTGTTTCTTTATCTCGTTTCGTTCCATCGCCATCGTAATACCACGACCTGTCGGCAGGGTCAAGCTCTATGCCTACATGAAACCTACCCAGTGCCTTCTTAAGCGTGGCAGCTTTCTTTGTATACCACTCTGGTGTTCGGCGTTTCTCTTGCTTCATACGGCGGACATTATCTCTGTGCCGTTTAATGCGCTTGTCGTCCATTGTATATCACTCCTTGTGTAAGTAGGCAAGTATTAAGTTTGAACCGCCCTCGTTTTGTTTACGCTTGTCATAGACATAGTCGTAACCCATCTTCAGCTTCATACGTTCAAGCCATTGCTCTGCGTCTTCGTCGTAGACAAACAGCCTACCAAAGAACCCGTCCATCTTCTTGAGCTTACGAAGAGACATCTGTTTCATTCGTCATGCTCCTGCTCAGAAAGACCAAAGGCAAAGCTCACGCTGTCTGAGTGCAGGTCGTTTGCCTCTTCCCGTGCCATCTTCTTTGCTTCCTTCTGACTGTATCCTTCGTCAAGATATTGGTGATACAAGTCTCGAAAGAGTTGCTTCTTATCTTGTTCCCATAGGTTGCTCATTAGTCCCACCTGTAAAATATATGGTTGTCAATCGTTGCCACCTTGGTAAAGGTATGCGCCCAGCTTGGCATCACATAGTCTGCATGATAGTGTGTTGCACCATCAGCGAATGAGTGTGTCCATCCGTTGAGAACCATTGCGGCAATCTCTTGTGAGCGGACAAACGCTTTCTCATTACGTGGCTCGTCAGAGATACCATCACAATACCAACTGAACTGGCATCTGTTCTTGGCTGGCTTGCTCTCCCAATGTATGCCCTGTGTAATCACAGCACACACCTCGTCAGGGAAGCGGTCATCTTCTACACGATTCATTACTACCTGTGCCACAGCAAGCTGTCCCATTGTGCTTTCGTTTCGTGCTTCGTGATACACATTAAGTGCCATACACATAAGCGGTGTTGCTAGTAACTCAATCATTTCTAATACCCATCGTTCCAGATTTGCTCACGTTCCCACTCCTTACCAAGGCGGTCATGTGCATTGGCTCGAATGTGTTTGGTCTTGGTGGACTCCTTGAGGCCACGGCTATTTGTCTTTGTTTCCCAGATACTTAGGGCGTTATCCTCATACCAAGGCTTGAACATTTTCGTGTGTTTATTCGGCATCTTCTTCGTTTCCTTTTCTTGTGTAGCTTCCCTTGCCCTTCTTGGGCTGGATTGTTTGTGGTTGAAACTGTCCTTGAGACAGTGACTTTGCGTGGCTATTCCTTCGGCGCTTCGTCTGGTTCGCCTTCGTCCTCTTGCTTGCTCTGGTCATTGTTCACCACTAGTTGCAGGTTGGGTTGGTGGATGACATCTTCCTGCTGGGTCATGTCAATCACGTTGATTGTGTCGGGTTCGAACTCTACGTCAAGGACATACTCGTCCTCTGTTAAGTCTCGCACCATCACATACTCAAGCCACTCAATCGGCATTGCTTCCTCGCCAATCAAAGGCCACCAAGGTTGTGTGCCTACGTCTTCTAGGTCTGTGTCAATTACAAATGTTACTTCATAGCGAGCCATCTCTAGCTCCTTTCGTTAAATGATTTAATAAAATATTCTTTCAGCCAATTCTTAAACTCAGGCCGCTTGTCAAGGAAGTCGATGGTCTGTCGGTGGGACAACTGATTGCCCATTAGCCAACGCCTCAGTGATTCGTGTTTCTTTTTCTTGTCATCTGTCATGCCGTGCTTTCATAAAGTTATAGACATTGATGGTTGTGTTTAGCCAGACACCTATCAGGATGCCCACCTCAATATACGATATTGTTACAGGGATGTCAAACATTATTTAACCCCCAGTGCAGATAGAAGTTCTTCGTCAGTCAGGGTGTCAGTGTCGTCAGACATAAAGGCATCCATAATATCGTAATCGGTCAAGGGCATTGCGAAGAACCCAGCTTCGGGTGCTGGCATCGAGGCGTCTCGCCAAGTTACCATGTCCTTTATCTGCTCAAGGCTAGACATGCAGTCGATGCTTTCGCCTTCGTCGTCAGTGCCAAGGATAAGGCCACGCCCTGCCAATGGCTGAGAGCAACCCTTGATGTTGAAGAACACTTGGTTCTCCACATACAATCCTTCGTCGTCTACATACAAGGTGTCTTCGCCTACCCCTTCAAGGTATACTGTGCTAAACAATTCACATCCAAGTAGTCCGTAGATGTCCTTGTAATGTCCTGAATAGTCAACGATTTCAATGGTTTGTTTTGGTGTATCAATTAGTATTGCTTTCATCATGTGATGTTCCTTAGTGATAGGTTATAGGTGTGTTGTCGTCTTCTAATGCCGTGACTTCGTAAATCTTAAAGTCACCGCTTGCAGGTTCTTCTTGCCACTCACCAGTGTGAGCTAGGAACTCAGCAAAGCTATGCTCGTCCATGTCTAGCGGTATATCTACCTCGTCGAACTCTACATACATGTCAATAGACATTGTGGCTACGCCTCTATATTTCTTAGTCATTTTCCTGCTCCTCTATGTCCCATTCGGCATAGTGTAAATCGCCATACTCAAAGTTTAACTTTGCCAGAGCCGCAGCCTCGTCTTCGTCTTGGGCTTTGACCCATTGCTCAATCGTCATTCTTACTTTGTAATTACGCACCTTTTAACTCCTTCAATTCTTGTTGGTCATTTTCCTGTTCGTCTTCGTCTAGCCAAGACAAAGTCCACACAAAGCCATAGGTATCTGCGGCTTTTTCTACGGCAGGGATAGGTGGAGACCAAGCCGTAGAAAAGCTGATGGTCAAGGTGTCACCTTCAAGCGAGGCATAGGTTACATCGAAGATGTCCCACTTAGTCCCCCAGTTTTCTACGCACCAGTCATAATCCCAGACATAGTTTGTTTCTTCTGTGAAAGGCACGAGCTTAGACAAGAAGTCTACCTCGTAGCTATCGGCCTGTTTCAATTCGTCCATCAGGCTTTGCAATAGTCCTGCGTTGTCTGAGGTGATAACCAATATGTTTTTGCAATGGTTAGGCATTTGCCTTCTCCTTCAAAATATAATTGCCAGTATAACTGACACAACTATTAGTGTCAATAGCGTGGCGGGGTTTAACATCAGGAGCATCAAGCCTTGCATGATTGCTTCCCACATAGTCATGGCGAGAAACACAAGAAACAAGATGCCTAATATGGTGGCAAGGATTGTAAACATTAGTCCTCGTCTCCCTGACCCCACCAGCCACAGGCATAGAGGGCGTTTCGTGCTTCGTTTTGTGCCGCCATAATGTCTTCGCCAGTGGTGGGGAATTTCTTGTAGTCGTAGTCATAAGCTGCAAGGTGCAGGTCACACAGCGTCTCTGCTGAGACAAGCACCATCTGTTTTTCATTCGTCTTCGTCATCTTCTACCTCTTCTACTTCTACATCTACTTCTAGCAGGTTTACATCTGGTAAACTCTCACACTCGTATCCAAGAATACCCATAGCAATTTCAATGTGTTGCGCCACATCAGTGTGAAAATCTTCACGCAGTGCGTCCAGAAATTCTTCTGCAGTGTCCGCTTCTCCTTCATAAGCCAAGCGCAATTCATACAAGGGAAGCTCAAAGGGAACCTCAACCACTGCCGTAGCCTTGCCACGTAAGGCACCACCTTTTATTTCAAAAAACTTACTCATAAGCAAACTCCTTCCACATACCGTTAATCTTAGACCGCCAAGAGCCTTGGGAATACTGACATTCGCAAAGGTCTAGGGCAATGTCCCGAACCTTCCACACCGGTAAGCCTGTGGCGGCATGTATCTTCTCATACATTAGGTCGGTTATCTTTAGCTCGTAGCCGTCGCCATAGTAAACCTCCATGCCCTTCTGGCAAAAGCCGTCGTAGTCTGTAAGCACGACCATGGCATTAAAGACTTGAGTTTTATTTTCAGCCATGGCTTCTTCTTCAGCAAAGCTGGGTTCATATTCGATTGTATCTGGGTAACTCATTAGCGATTTTCCTTCGTGTAGATATATTCTTTGGCAAGCAATAGCAAATCTGCTACATCATGCCCATTCAAAAGGCGAATGACATCGTCGTCGTAGTCCTCGCCTACCCAACTTGCTGCCCAAGTTATGCAAGGGACAAAGCCTTTCCAAAACTCTTGCCTGTAGACAAGTGCCACTTCTACAAGGTGGCGAGGTGCCATCTCCTGTGAGATTGAGAAAGAGTATTGGTCGTCAAGCCGTAGCTTTACATTGGTTACAATATCCATTGTATATCCTTCACGTATTGTTACAGTATGTTGCAGTATGTTACTGACCAGCAAAGCCCCAGCCTAAGTGACGCTCAGCCTTGCGGTTCTCGATGTATAAGCTACGCTTGCCGAAGTGAAAGCCAGTCATAGTCTGGCCACGGCTGATGCCAAGACGCATCTTGAGGCCACGTTTGCGGTATAAGCCCTTGAGCATACCTAGTTGAAAGCGAAAGCCGTGGGTGTTGTCGTTTAGTGGTTTGGTTGTGATAGTCATAGTGTATATCCTTTAGTTGGTTTGGCATGATTGCCATGGTGTTAAGTGTATCATCTATATATTCGTAAGAACTTATATATAGTGATACTACTAAGCTCCCACAAAGTCACAGTGAAGGCGGGAGACGTGGTGTTTACTAGTGTAAAGGT